GTTAAAACTTTTGCGATATGTCAATATTTAACTTATCTTTTAACTGTATCTAAAGAGCCTTTAATTATCTCTATTGTAAGAAAAACACTTCCAGCTTTAAAAGGTTCAGTTCTTCGTGATTTCATTCTTATACTTCAGCAAACAGGATTATACTATGAAGGAACTCATAATAAAGCAGAAAACACTTTTGTCTATGGAGAGCATACAGTTGAGTTTCTTTCAGTAGATGAGCCACAAAAGATTCGTGGTCGTAAAAGAAACATTGCATTTTTAAATGAGGCTAATGAATTAAACATAGAAGATTTTAGGCAAATTAATATGAGATGTACTGATTTCCTAATTCTCGACTTTAATCCAAGTGACCCAGTACACTGGATATATGATGAGGTAATACCAAGAGATGATTGTGATACTTGGATAACAACCTATAAAGATAATAAATTCCTTTCTGAAGATTTAGTCTTTGAAATAGAAAGAATGAGAGAAAGAGACCCTGATTATTGGAGAGTATATGGAGAGGGACAAAAAGCAGTTTATAGTGCCAGACAAATATTTAGTAATTGGACATTTATTCCTCATTCAGAATTTCCAGAGTTTGATATTGATATTGAAGCTGTAATTGGATTAGACTTTGGATTTACAAATGACCCAAGTGCTGCAACGCTAATATTTAAAAAGAATGATAAGCTTTATATTCACGAACTTTTTTATAAAACAGGAATGACAAACTCTGATATTGTTGATTATATAAAGAAATTAGGATATGAACAAGTATTAATATTTGCCGATGCAGCTGAACCTAAATCAGTAGAACAAATAAAAAGAGAGGGATTATTGATAAAACCTGCTGTCAAAGGTCAAGGCTCAATAAACGCTGGTATTAGTTTACTTAAAGAATACGATATAATAGTAAGTAAAGAATCTAAAAATATAATAAAAGAATATAATAATTATTACTGGGAAGAACTCAAAGATGGTACAATTATTAATAAGCCAAAAGATAAATTTAATCACGCAATGGATAGCATTCGTTATGGCGTATATTCACAGTATGGTAAAAGAGAAAATTTCTTTGTAATTTAATTAGTATTTTTGTAAAATAAAACAAATAATAGATGGGATTTTTTGATAGATTTAGAAACTATATTTCTAAAAATGCACAACAAACAAACATAGATTTTAATAGAGCTATATATAATTTCCTTGGCGATTCTATTGTATGGAATCCAGAGAATGATGACACATACATAAACAAAGGGTATCGTTTTAATTCAACAATATATTCAATCATTAATTTAATTACTAAAACAGCTTCTACAATTCCTTTTATAGTTTATGAAGTAAAAAATGATAATGAGCTAAAGAGATATAAATCAATGACAAGTGGAAACTTTAATTCTAACGCAATGTTACAATCAAAAATTCTACAAAAGAAAGCGCTTGTTGAAATAGAAGATACTGAATTACACGAGCTTTTAACAAGACCTAATCCTGCTCAATCTTATAACGCTTGGCTTCAAGAGATTGTAGCCTTTGGTAAATTAACTGGAAATAGATACATCTATGGTATTTCTCCAGAGAGTGGTGCTAATCAAAATAAATTTCAAGAATTATATGTTTTGCCATCACAAAGTGTAGAGATAAATAGTGGTGGAATATTCGACCCAGTTAAATATTATACACTTGACTATAATGGACAATATAAAATAGATGCAGAAGATGTTTGTCATATAAAAGATTTTAATCCTTATTATGATGGTACTGGTTCACATTTATATGGAATGTCACCTCTTAAAGCTGGACTCCGTAGTCTTGATGCTAATAACGAAGCGCTTACCACTGGAGTTAGATATTTACAAAATCAAACTGCGAGAGGAGTTTTAAGTAGCGAAGAAGGTGATTTAAATGAAGTACAAGCAAAACAATTAAAAGAAAAGTTTAAACAACAATATCAAGGTAGTAATAATGCTGGAGATGTTATTATAACACCAAAGAAATTATCTTGGGTAAATTTTGGTTTAAATGCTGCCGATTTATCACTTATTGAACAATACAACGCCTCTATCAAAGATTTATGTAATATCTACAATGTCCCAGTTCAACTTCTTAACAATACTGATTCATCTACATACAATAATATGAATGAGGCGAAGAAATCACTTTATGTAAATGCTGTTATTCCAGAATTAAATAAAATTAAAGATGAATTAAACAGATGGTTAACTCCAGCCTTTGGAGATAAACTATACATTGATTTTGATTATACAAATATTCCAGAGCTTCAAGAAGAAATGGATAAAGTTGTTGGTCAAATGACACAAGCTTGGTGGCTTACTCCAAATGAGAAAAGAGCTGCTATGAGTTATGGTGCTGATGATGATACTCCAGAGATGAATGATTATTACATTCCAAGTCAATTTATTCCTTTAGACAATCAAGATTTTGTGATTGAAGAAGAACCTAAAAGCGTAAATATTGATTTTCAATCTTTAATGAAACAAGAAATTAAAAAAGAAGATACTCAAGTAGAGACAAAACAAGAGTCTTATGATAATTATCCACAAGGCGCAACTAACAATGCAAGAAGAATGTTAGAATGGAGAGAGAAATACGGCAGAGATGTAGTTCAGGGTGGAACAAGAGTTGGCTGGGAAAGAGCAAATCAACTTGCAAATAGAGAAGCGCTTTCTCTTGAAACAGTTAAAAGAGTTCATTCTTTTTTATCAAGACACAAAGGCAATGAAGTAATTGCTGATGAATATAAAGATGAGCCTTGGAAAGATAAAGGTTATGTAGCTTACAATCTTTGGGGTGGCAAAGCAATGATTTCTTGGGCAAAAAGAATTTCAGAGAATGAGGAATCTGATAATTAAAAAAGTCAAAAAAGATTGGCAAAAGAACTTTGAGAACCAACTTGATATTGCAGAGAGAAAAGAAATATCAAATGTTGCAAGATACTTTCGCACCGAATATTTCAAAGGCATAGATGAATATTTAAATACAAAAAGAATAACTTCTTATGAGGGGTTATTTAAAGAAGTTGATATGAGCAATGTCTATAATGACATATATGTTAATATTGGACTTCGTTTTACTAAATGGTATCAAAGAAACTTTGAAAAACTAATAGACAAACAAACAACTGACTTTTCTATATGGGAGGAGAAATATTCTTATATAGCAAGTAAGATTGCAGCAGAAAGAGTTGTTAGTGTTTCTGGAAACAGAAGAAAAGAACTTCGAAATGTTATTCAACGCCTTGTCAAGAATCCAGAATTTAATTCAATGAACGAAAAACAACAACAAAGAATATTAAGACAAAAGTTTAATGGGCTTTCTAAAACTAATGCACAAAGAATAGTAAGAACAGAATCAACACTTGCTGCTAATTATGCAACACAACAAACTGCAATAGATACTTTTGGAATTAATAATCTTCAAAAAGAATGGTTTGCAGCTTTAGATTCAAGAGTTAGACCAGACCACGCTGCTGCTAATGGACAAATCGTTGACCAAAAAGATTATTTTAGAGTTGGAGGAGAAGAATTAATGATGCCTGGTGATTCTAATGGTTCTGCATTTAATGTAATTAATTGTAGATGCTCAAGTGCTTCGTTTCCAAAACCAGAGCCAGAGACTGTTCAAAGCAACTTATTAGAAGGTTTAGCGTATGCTGCAATAGCTGGAGAAGTGGTTCAAGAAATAATAGAATAATATTTTATAAATTTGTAATATGGAAAAAATGATATTTAAACAAACACAATTAGGAGATTTAATTGATGCCGATGAAAAGGCAGGAATAGTAAAAGGATATGGTTCAGTATTCGGAAATGTCGATAGTGATGGAGACATCATTAATCGTGGCGCATACAAAAAGACCATAGAGGAAAACGGAAATAGAGTTAAATATCTATACCAACACGATATGGATAAGCCTCTTGGTAAAATCGTAAAACTTGGCGAAGATGACAAAGGTTTATATTTCGAAGCTGAAATTCCAAAAACAACTTTAGGAAAAGATGTTATTGAATTAATGAAAGCTGGAGTAATTACAGAAAACAGTGTTGGGATTCTTCCAATTCAAAAAGATAACAGTGGTGAATACAGACAATTAAATGAAGTAAAGCTTTATGAGATTAGTGCTGTAACACTTGCTGCAAATGACCAAGCGATACTTTTAGATGTAAAAGGAAACTATGATAGAGAAAAAGTATTAAAGAGATATGATAATCTTGTTAAGGTCATTAGAAAAGGACAAATTTCAGATGATTTGGGTTATGCCATTGAATCGGAACTTGTAAAGCTAAAATCAATTTTTGCATCATTAATCACTTTGCCGACAGAGTTAGAAGTCACAGAGCCGATGGAAGTTAAAAGAGATGATAGCGAAATCTATAATTATTTAATCAATAAATTAAAATAAAATGAACGAAGAAATCAAAAAAGAGTTAGACCAAATCGGAGATTTAGTTGACTCAAAGATTGAAAAAGCCTTCGGACAAGCTAAAGATAACGCTAAAGGTGAAATCGAAACTTCATTAAAAAGTGAAATTGACAACTTAAGCAAAGAATTTTTATCTAAACACGAAGAAGCTACAAAAAGAATGGATTCATTTGAAGTTGCTCAAAAGAAATCAAATATTTCTAACGAGCCTACAACTTTCAAAGGTTCATTAATCAAAAGCATCAATGAAGGTGCTATTGAAAGCCTTTTAAAAGGTAATTCAAACGCAGCAAAATTTGATATTAAAGCTGCTGATATGACTATGGCAAACGCTTATACAGGTGTTGTTGCTGGAGAAACAATTGTGCCAGACTTTAAGTTTGACCCATCAAGAAGTGTACACATTAGAAACTTAATTCCAAATGGTACTACTGATGCACAAACGATAAGGTTCCCAAAAGAGTCGGCATACGATGATGGGGCTGCTGCAACTGCTCAAGGTTCAACTCTTGGTCAGTCTGACTTCGATATTACTGCGACTTCAGTAAATGTTGAGAAAATTGGTACTTTTATGAGAATTACAGAAGAAATGTTAGCAGATACTCCACAGTTATCTTCTTACCTTTCTGCAAGAGTTCCAGGAAAAGTATTATCAATTGAGGACAACGAAATCCTAAATGGTGATGGTTCTGCGCCAAACCTTGATGGATTATTCACTGATGGTGCTGCATTTGTAACAGGTTCAGGTGGTGCTTTCTACCAGTCTATCGAAGCTGCAAATGAGTATGATGTATTAGTTGCTGCTTTAAACCAGTTAGCATTATCTAACTACCAAGCAAGTGCAATTCTGTTAAACCCAACAGACTTACACAAGATTGCTTTACTTAAAGCGACTACTAACGAGTACCTTAAAAACCAAATTTACACAGGCTTAACTCCAACAATTATGGGAGTACCAGTTATTGTAAATACTGCTGTAACTGCAGGGAAGTTTTTAGTTGGTGATTTAAACCAAGCTACACAGCTTTGGATTAGAGACAATGTTTCTGTTGAATTCTCAAGAGAAGACTCTACTAACTTCAGAGATGGCTTTGTAACTGTAAAAGTTGCAGAA